GTAATACCTAATTTACTGCAACACCTTACAGAAGAGTGTAATGGTGAGTGCCCTGCACCAATAACTATTAAGAAGGCTCTTAATTTACTTGAAGGTACATTTGCTTTAGGTATTGTTGATACGGATTCTAACGATGTTTATATAGCACGGCAGGGATCTATATTACACTTTAATGATAACGGTGATGTATCTACTTTAGGTGGTGAAGGTTTTACCTTGTTACCAGAAGGTGTAATAATGATGCTTGGTAATAATCACGATACATGGAGTATTGTGGATACTTTTGAAACTAAATCACCTTTCTTATTTATTTAAAATTATGTCAGTAAACAAAACACTATATTTCTCTGCAACTAAGGGAAGCCGTAAAGATGCACTATTATTTAAAAATAGTTCTGCATACAATAAGTTTATTTATAAGGAAAATAATACACTACCTTTACCTCAGCTCTATAATAAAGCTATTGACTTAGCTATTGAGGGTAAAAAGGATTATCTTGTACTATGTCATGATGATGTTATTATTGAATCTGATGTAGCTTACAAATTACCAGATATTCTTCGTACTGAATTTGATATTATTGGTGTAGCAGGTACAACAGAATGTAAACTACAAGAACCAGCATTATGGCATTTAATGGGTGGTGGTTTTGAGGGTCATAAGCTACACGGTGCAGTAGCTCACGGTAACGAAAAACAAAAAAGCATGACCTCATTTGGAGCTTACCCTCGTCGAGTTGTTTTACTTGATGGAGTATTTTTAGCCATTCATAGACGTGTATTTGAAAAGGTACGGTTTGATGAAACTAACCCCGCTGGTTTCCACTTTTATGATTTAGATTATTCGCTACAGTGCCATAAAGCTGGATTTAAATTAGGAGTGTCAGATATTATGATTACACACGCTTCACCAGGATTGAAAGAATTTACGCCTGAATTTTTAGAGGGTCAAAAGTGGTTTTTAGAAAAGTGGAAGGGTAAACTATGAGTAGACTTCAAGGGAACTATATTACAATGATACTGTGAGTGATTTAGATCTTGACTATTTTGAACGCATAATTTGCTACCGGTCTTTAACTGACTCTACTTATCTAGCTTCGATTGTTGACTATATAAAGCCAAAATACTTTAAATCAAAAAATATTGCTAAGATATTTGAGATTATTAATGATTTTTATGGTAAACGTGAAAAGCTTCCTACTCTTACTGAAGTTAAGGCATACTTAACTACTGATGAGTATAGAGATTCATTTAAACAGCTTGTAGAGTCTTTTAAAGATATCGATAAGAATATTGATAAGAATGAGCTGTATGATAATACAGAAAGATTTATTAAAGAAAAGTCTGTTTATCATACTATGCTTGAAGTTGCAAGTGATATTGCTAAGGGATCTATTGATACGTCTGAAATTCTTAATAAATTTGAAACCTCTTGTAATATAAACCTCGTAACAGATAGAGGATTAGATTTATATCGTGACGTAGATTTAATTGTAGAAGATTTAACTAGTATTCAGAAAGCTATTCCTAGTACTTGGGCATGGTTTGATGATGCTCTTAATGGAGGGTTTCAGGAGAACGGTCGCGCTTTGTATGTATTTGCAGGTGAAACTAATATCGGTAAGTCTATCTTTTTAGGTAATGTAGCTACTAATATTGCTAATCAGGGTAAGAATGTATTGTTGATTACTTTAGAAATGTCAGAACTACTATATGCAAGACGTATTTGTACTAATGTTAGTAAGATTCCACTCAAAGAACTCGCAATAAACTCTCATTCTTTACGTCAAGCGTTAAAAGAACAGGAGGATGATGGTAAGGGTCGTATTTTTATTAAGGAGTTTCCTCCTAGTACAGTTACTCCTAACCAATTAAAAGCCTTTATTAAGAAAATTGTTGATCAAGGTATTAAGATTGACGCAATTGTATTAGATTATCTTAATCTTTTACATTCTACAGTAGGATCTAACTCTTATGAACGTATTAAAAACGTAACAGAGCAAGTGCGTGCTATGACATATGTATTTAACTGTCCTATCATATCCGCAACTCAGTTAAATCGCTCTGGATTTAGTTCCGCAAATCCTGATCTTACTACTATTTCAGAATCTGTTGGTTTAGCTGCTACTGCTGATGTTATTGTATCAATTTACCAAAACGAAGAAGATAGAGAATTGAGTATTATTAGGTTAGGTATGATGAAAAACCGATATGGTCCTAGAGGTCATACTCAAGCTATGAGAATTGACTACTCTACACTAACTATTACCCAGGCTGAAGAAGAAATGCAGACTTTAGAAGACGAATCATACAATAATCTAAGCTTTTTAGGTAGTTGATTTAGATTTAATAGGTTATAAGTACGAATAGTGAATCAAGCTATTTGTTACAATAATCTTAAAGAAAAAATTAAAGCTTTTAAAGAGGGTAAAAGAGATTTTATTCCAGAAGATTTAGTGGCTATAAAGTTATATTTATTAAAATATAAAGACCAACTAAGTACAATACAATTTTTTCAAGGTAAATTACAAAATTATACTGTTGCTAGTTGTTTTACGAACGAGTTTGAGTACGAACTTCTTGATCATTTATTACAAAAGCTAAAAGTTAATATTGCTATTGTTATTATATTAGAACGTAAAGAAGTATTATTTAAGATAGATATATCAACATGTAAACTTAACGTTTGTAAATTAGCTCAATTACTTTGCGATGGTGAGTGTGTAGACATAAAAGAAGAAATTGCAAAAGGTGACCTTACACCTAAATTTCTGAAATTTACAACAAAATTAACGCCATGTACTTAATAGCTGACCTAAATCCGTCTAGTAATATTATTGCCAACGAAAGTGAGCACATATTATTATCATTTTGTACATATTGTACTCTTCTTAAAGGAAAAAAATTATCTTTCCAAAATGTACTTATCTTAATGCTACAAGATCCTAACTTATTAAAGTTATTAAAAGATATTTTAGGATTTGATTCTAACTATGAAGTCGTTAAACTATTCTTAAGCTACGATCCTACTATTACAAAAAGTAAGTATATTACGAAGTATCTTAATAATAAGAATAAAATATGTCTATAACAGAACTAGATAAGCAAATATATAACGCATATTTAATTGCGAGTAGAACAGCTAAAAACAAACCATTTAAAATTAGAGAAAACTTTAACAAGATAGATGATAAGACTTATATTCTTCTTAAGAAACTAGCACTTTTATTTGAACATAATAAATCCGTAAATATACAAGATTTCTTTAAAGCTCCGTTTTTATACTATAATATTGACTATGTCGATTTGCAGTTTTTTACAACGCCTAAGGCTATAAAATGTTACTCCTTATATAAGAAGAAACAAGAGACACTATCACCGGATTGTGAGGAAAATATTATAAAATGTAAGCAATGCTGCTCTTTTATTAAGCGTTACTGCACTACAAATAACCTTACACTAAGCGAGTACAAGCACATAAATAGTGGTACAACGCCCTTAGTGTTACAACATTTACGTGATCATAGTATAAATTTTTATATTATTCACGGACTTGAATGTGATAGAATTATTAGACAAGTAGAACCTGATCTTTTAGAATTCTTTATTACAGATTTTAACAAATTACTAAACGATACACGAATTAATTTTCAACAATCTTTAAAACTTAAAGTTGTAGTACGAGAATCTTTTCGACTTATTGAAGAATTTCTATTGAAAAACAAAACAAATAACATACAATAAGATATAACCAAACCAACAAACAAAACTAAAATTATGAGCTCATTTAATACATCAATGTTTCAATCCATTAAGGATGCACTAGTCAAGACCGAAGGAGAAGGTGGTAATGCTACCTATAACGAAATTATGAAGACCACACCAGGTAATACATATACTATTCGCTTACTACCCTATGCAAAAGATCCAAAAAATACCTTCTTCCATTACTTTAATCACGGATGGGTATCATTCGCCACAGGTCAGTATGTTCAAGCATTGTCGCCTATGACTTTCGGCGAACGTGATCCAATTGCTGAAGAACGATTTAAGATTCTTCGTACAGGAACAGAAGACGATAAGGAAAAGATTAAAGCAGTTAAGCGTTTAGAGAAATATCTAGTTAATGTTTACGTTATTGATGATTCTCAAAATCCTGATAACAACGGTAAAGTTAAAATTCTCCGCTACGGCAAACAACTTCATAAAATTATTATGGAAGCTATTGAGGGTGAAGATGCAGAAGAATTTGGTTCACGCATTTTCGATCTCGGAACTACCGGAGTAAACTTTAAGGTTAAGTGTGAAAACCAAGGTGAGTTTCCTACATATGTTTCGTCACGCTTTACCACCGCAGGTAAACTCACGTTAAGTGAAGATGAACAAAAGAAAATCTATGATAGTGCTTTTGATCTTACTAAAGTTTATAGTCTTAAATCATATGACGAACTTAAAGCTATGCTTAATGAGCACTACTACTGTAAATCAGCAGGTGAGGTTGTAGAGACTTCTGTAACCAACAATCCGGTTACAGAAGTCTACACTCCTCAACGCAAAGTAGAATCTACGCATACGCAATCGTTTAATGATACATCAATTGACGATGAGATTGATGAACTTCTCAAGGATCTATAATATATGAATGAACAGGAAAAAGCAGCATTACTCACATTTATGGGTATGACTCATGCTCAAGCAAAGCAGAGTGATCAGATGATTGTTGGTCGTTCAGAGTTCTTAAAACCTATTAGTGGTGATATTCAAAACACCTTCGCAAAAGTGTTAAATACACCAGCTAATAACGAGCGACAATATGAGCAGCAATACGAGCAGCAATATGTACAACCTAATCAAAATATTACATCCTCCTCGGCTAGTTCTTATCTTGTACCGACAGTTCAAGATACTCAATTAAGTTTAAATTTTGAAGCGCCTGCTGTAGTACTACCTAATGTAAATGTAGAATTAGTTAATATTTTAAAGGAAATTAACTTGAATATTATAAAGATAGCCAATACACTGGAACAAAAAAATGACAAACAACCGAGAACTAAAAGTACAAAGTCGGTCTGAATTGATTCGGTTCCTCGATGCAATATCCAAAATCAACGAATCATCGATCCTAGACATTCAGCAAGGAAGTCCTGGTTTAGTATCTTGTCTCGTCTCTTCTATAGATAATACACTTATTTTATATGCAGAGACAACCTCTATAGAATCTAATTTCTCCGGTAGTAGTAATATTCCAGACATTAAAAAACTTATTAGAGTAATTGAATCAATTAATACACCGAGTATTAATTTACGTATTAATACAAATAATATTGAATATAAAGGAGATAGTGTTAAATTTAAATATCATTTATTTGAAGAAGGTTTTTTGTCTAAACCTACAATTAATCTCGAGAAGATTAAGAACTTTAAGTACGATGTTAGTTTTTCATTAACAAAAGACATACTTCAGCAAATTATTAAAAGTAGTGCGTTTGCTACCGATACAAATAAGATATATCTGTATACGGAGAATGGTAGCTTAAAAGCAGAATTAACAGATAGAGCTAGACATAATACTGATATGATTAACCTTAATTTAGGTGTTGTTAATTTTAATCTTGACCCTCTACCTATTAATTTCGATAATATTAAACTATTAACATCAGTAAGCGAAACAATAAATGTAAATATTAATACTGAATACGGAGTAGTTGTATTTGATATAATTAATAAAGGTATTAAATTAAAGTATATAGTAACATCACTAACACAATGAGCATTATAAAAAATAAAACCACTACATTATCTTATTTCGTAAAACGGCTTAAAGACTGTCAATTTAACACATGGAAAATTTGCGATACATATGCAGAGTCTGATCCTCGTAAATGGACTATCTTAATAGATCCGGGTAATACATCTGTATACGTTACTTGTTACGAAAATAAAGACTTCAAAGGAGAAAAAATGTTTGAATTTAATGATGGTGGTCGCGTTTTTCCGAGAAACTTCTCATTAATCACTTCATCTATGGAAGTAGTTATCTCTCTTCTTATTGAAAAGGGCATTACTCAGCTAACTAAGACAGTGTAAATCCTTAATATCATAAGGTCCTCGATTAATCGAGGACCTTTTTTTATGAACAATCAAAAAATAACAGCAGGAGACACATTTGCAGTACAAAGTGGTGTATATGCAGGTGAAATGTTAATTTTTATTAAGTGTATACTTTCTAATTTTCATTTTCTATCAATACCAACAATGCAAAATAGAATTATTACGTTAAAATCATTCGACTTTGCAAGGAACAATGATATAATTGAGTACGTAGAGCAGCTACCAGAAGATATTGTTGCTATATCTATAAAACAATATACAGAAAATGAAAAATCTAATAATTGATGGTAATAACCTCATACATCGCACCTTTTGGACTGCTAAACATATTGTTGGTCAAGAAGATGCTGAAAAGCTAAGTAACTTTCATATATACTTTACCCTCAACGCAATTAAAAGCTATGTTAATACTTACAAACCTGACAAAATTATTGCTTGCTGGGATGAGAAGCCCGATTATCAGCGTAATGATCGTAAGGAGCTTTTTTCTGAGTATAAAGGTAACCGGTCTACTGACGCGTCGCCGCATAAAAATAACGAAAAGATCAAAGAATTTCTTTATACCTTAGGTATACCATCGCTATTTCCAAGAAAGCTAGAAGCTGATGATGTTATTGCCTTTTTAACTGAAACACTTGAAGGTTCTAAGGTAATTATTTCTGTAGATAAGGATTTTCTGCAATTAATTAATAAAAGTGTTATAGTATATGATCCAATTCGTAAAAAAGAGACAAACACGTCTAACTTTGTAGAAAATGCAGGTTGTGAGCAATGTAATTTTATGACTATTAAATGCTTAGTAGGTGATAAGTCAGATAATGTACCAGGTATACCTAAATTTGGTAAAGTTAAGGTAAAAAAGTATCTTGAAGGTACAGTCACACTCACAGACGAAGAATATGCAATTTTTACACGTAATCTCGAGTTATTTCGTCTAGATAAATACCGTCAAATAGAAAATCGTGACGAGTTGATATATTATCAGGATCAAATACCAGATGCCATGAGCTGCGAACCTGACTTTCAACTATTTACTGATTTATGTAAAGAACATGATATTAGTTCTATCTTAAATAAGAAAGAAGACTGGTATAACTTGTTTTTTGTTAAGCATAAACTATTATCGATGTTTGCATGATAATTTTACCTGAAGATTATGTTGTACAAAAGTTTTACGAGTTAGGTTACTACCCTAAAACTAATAAGTATAACAATACATATCAATGCTCATGTCCTATTTGTAGGGAAGGAAGCAGGTCATCATTTGGTAAAAAAAAGCGTTGTTATTACATTCCTAAGAATGATAACATCTTTTGTCATAATTGTGGATGGTCGGGTAAACCTTATACGTGGATTAGGCAGGTATCAGGTAAGACTGATGCAGAAATTATTGCTGAAGTAGAAGAATATACAGGTGAACATGAGTTGTTGCCT